CTCTTTTAACCCACTTTTGAAGCGTTCCTACTTCTTTGTCTTTGCCTTCTTCTTTGGCGCTGCCTTTTCGGCTGGTGCTTCTTCCTTCTCGGCAGCCTTCTTAGAGGACTTCTTGGTTGCCTTCTTCTCGGCATTCAGGTCATCTTCCATCTTCTGTCGATTTTCGCCCAGCTTCTTATCGGTAGCCTGAGCCTTGTCCTTGATGAACTTCTTGAAGGTGTTGAGAGCCTCAAGCACTTCTGGGAATGTGACCTTGGAGAGGAAGGGGACGTTGTTCCAGCTGCGCTTGAACTCATAGTTTGCCTTCTCGAACTCCTCAACGTTCTTGGTCATCGTGTTGAAGTAGCAGTTACAAGTGATGGTACCATCTTCCTTGCGCAGTGCTGCTTCGATGAGAAGGACGCCACGGCTGGCGTTTTCTCCCTTGTACTTGATGCTTACACCAGCGTTCTTGACCCAAGCGAACTCGTACATAAGTTCTGGGAAGAACTCACGGAAATACTCGAAGGGCTTGCGGTCTTCCTCGTTGTTCTGGGGATCAAGGCGGTTGGACTTGCGCTTGGCGGGCTGCTTAGCCTGCTTGAGTGATGCCTCGGCTTCCTTTGCCTTCTTGGCCTGCTCCTTCTTTTCGTTGGCAGCCTTCTTTGCTTCCTTTGCCTCTTCGGCAGCCTGAGCCATCAGCTCATCTTCGTCCTCGTCCTCTTCTTCGTCTTCCTCCTCGTCCTCGTCTTCTTCGTCCTCCTCGTCTTCGGGGAGTTCATCTTCATCGTCCTCTTCGGGCAGCTCGTCTTCGCCCTCTTCCTCATCTTCGTCTTCGTTGCTGTCGTTGACGCAAGCCTTGAGAATGTCGATGAGAACGTCAAGGGGTTCATCTTCCATCCCTGGGGTGTCGTGCTCGTTGGCCAGCTTTTCGATGATTATCTGACGTGCTTCTTCGATGTCGGTGATGTCCGTGATACCTACTGAGCTGAGCTCCTTGATGTCTTGCTTACTTAGATTAGCCATGATCTTTTGTTTTTGTTATGTTATACGTTTGTTAGCTATAACTTTGGTGACTTTCTTTTTTAGTCCTCGTGGTTGGTTACCTTGTAGATGGTGGTCTGCATCGTGAGGGATGATCCGTATTTCTCTACCAGCATGGTGCGGTGACGCTCGATTACCTCCTTGTACTTGGGGCATATCTTACTTAGAGTACCCCCCTTGTGACCTCGGATGAACATGATGAACATCGTACGCTCTCTACCGCAAAGCCCCTCAAGTACGTCCACCCCATTCAGGATGAACTCGTTTCTCTCTGCGTCTATTCTGGTGGTGTCTTCAACCCCATAGTCAAAGTCAACTTCGGACATCGGGGTGGTCACGCCTTGTCTATCGATCAGCTTGGTGATATCAAGGACTTTGTTAGATAGAGCGGTCATGATGTACGCCTGAAGGGGTACTGGCTTCTTCTCTTCCCCGCTCTTATATCGCATCCACTTCTCGCTGTAAGCGAGAATGGATTGATATATTTTGATCGATAACTCCTGCACAATGTCTTCCTTCTCAAGCCCGATGTTCTCGTATGAGAACACCTTCGATGCGTACACTTGTGCAAGGTGCTGATACTGCTCGAACAGCTTGTCAACTACTCTCTTAGCCATGGCTCTTATTTCATTCTAAGGTAAGGGCGGTAATACCCACCATACTGTTCGTCCACTGCCTTGTTGTAGTGGTTGATGAAGGATGCGATTGTCTTGGGGTTGGTGTTGATCTTAGCATTGTAGCTCGCTCCTACTTCAAGAGTGTACCCGAAGTGCTTCAACAGCTCCGTGAGAGTGCCAGTCACTACTCGTTCGTCCCCATTGCGGCTGTCGTATGCAACCTGATAGATTTTTTCAGTCTTCATTTTGTCTCTTTTTGTTTTTGTTAGAGGTATGAGCGTTTCCCTTACCTTTCTGATTACAAAGGTACGGCGAATTTTTCGAACGGCAAAATTTTTCTCAAACTTTTTCTGGAGAAAGTGGACGTCAAGGTTGGCAGGGTGTTTATCTATGTGGACTTTGGCGTAGAAAAAAATTTTTGGCGGGGAGCAAGAAAAAGGGGGTCAAGTACGAAACTCAACCCCCTAAATCGTCAAACAACCAGCCTTTCTTCTGACGAAAGTTGCTCAAGTAGCTTCAAATTAGTACCCCCTTTGCCGCAAAAGACGACCGAAAAGGGGACGTTCATCCTACTCCTATATATAGACAACCATTCCTTGAAGTCCTGACTGACGTACAGCGAGACATCTACTAAGCAGATGAACCAAGTGTCGCTATCTAACATAGCGTACACCTCGGTGTCCCACTTGTCCCTTATATCGGACAAGATTGGTTCAAGATGTTCGCAGGCGCTCATATTACTTCAGTTCACAAGAACCACCGCTGCAGGCCATAGCCGCCAGAGCCCCGCTCTCAACGTTCAGTCTGTTCTTTAGGATAGAGGCAAAGTCAATGTCGTTGTTAGCTATATACTCACAGATAGCATCGTACTCTGCCTGCGTATCTTCGTCTACTCGTACGAAGGGCGCTGTTGGGTACACCTTGTCGCCTATCTTAGGCAGAAGAGATACGCCCGTGAACACGCCATAGTTCTCGTATATCTTTTCAGCAACCTCGTCCCACTCGCCATCTGCAACCTCTACAGTAGCGGACACGTTGTTTGAGTGAGGCTTCTCACCAAACAGCGACTTGATACGTGCATCCCTTCTGATACCTCGGTCAACCCAGTTCTCTTTTACTCTGAAGATCAGATCAAGGTGCTCTGTGGCGCTCATATCGTCCTTGGTGATAATCTCAACATCATCGTCCGTCATATCGATGGGGAAGGATATTTGCGCTGAGTCCTCACTGATATCTCTTACAAGGGGCGTGTCCTTGAGGGCAATGTACTCTGGGTCATGCTTCGTGATGGTCACACGTCTGATATACTTTGAGGCGTGAGCGGGATGGATGCCGCTGTAGTACAAGCCCAAGATCACCGAAGCGTTGCCGCTTGGCTTGATAGTCGTACACGCTCTTGAGTTGTGGATGTCAAGAAGCTCCGCCATCTCATAATTAGCGTCAGCGACTATCTTAGCGCCCTTTCTTAGCACCTCGTTGGTCAGTATGTTATTAGCGCCAAGGAAGCCAGTGATTGATACTCCTACAGCTCTGTCTCTCTGAGCAATCTTCTTCGTGGCGAGTGAGAGATACTTGAAGTCGGTGTACACCGCCTGAATAGTCGCCATCTGCGATGCTGTACGGCATGCCTCGTAGAACTCTTCGGCGCTCTTGATCTTCTGTGCGTTAATCTCTACCAGATTGCAGAAAGCAAAGCCCGTAGTGCCGTCTATCGTGGGCAGCATCACAATCTCCCCGCAGGGGTTGACAGTGTATGCCTTATCCTTGACCTTGATGAACCCTGGCTCTCCGAAGTTGCGGACGACAGTCAAGAAGTCCTTGATCTCCTCAAGAGTCAATGGGTCATTCGAAGTCATCAGAACGGAATTGTTTGCATATGCTCTGTCCTTCGTCTCCTCATTCAGGTACCAAGATTGGTCTTTCTTGCACTCCCGCATTTCGACATCGTCCTTGTCGAAGAGAGCAATCATAGCGCTCCTTCTCACGCCCCCACTGACGACTGACGAAGCAATCGAACAGATGACGTCATGGAGCTCCAAAGATGATAGTTGTCTCCCTCTTGCCTTATTGAATATATTGGTTATCATTTCGTGGGTGCGCTTGAGCTTCTCATGGCCTGGCGCTAAGAACTTACCATCAATCAAAGCACCCTTGGGACGTATGTTTGAGTAGTCAAAGAACACGAAGCTACCTTGGTACAGATTTCTGATAAGGACATCGATGCTGTCTGCCCAGCCCTCGATGCTGTCGGGTATCTCAAAGTAGGATGACCGCCCGCTCTTTGTCTTGACCTCAGGGAGCTTGCTAATATACTTTTTGCTCAAGCTGTAGCCAACGCCCGCTCCGCAAAGCAGAAGGTACATAATCTCGCTGAACACCTCAAGTCGGTCTACATAAGTAGACGTGCAGTTGTACATCTTAGCTTCGTGCTTCAGGATGCCGCTATTGGGCGAAGTGGAAGCAAACTGACGGCTTCTCTGGGACGACAGTATGACCTTGTCGTTTTCCATGGCCAAAGCCTTTGCGAGAACGCTCTCAACCTCCCTGCTCAGAACACCTCTTGAGTATAGCTTCATTCGGTGCATGTCGTAAATGCGCTTGTTGGCTTCTTCCCAGCTTTCAAGCTCACCATCCTCCTTGACTTGAGAGTACTTGCTCAAAAACACGTACTCCGCCATCAAATCAATACCTCTTTTTCTATTCATATAACGTATAACAAAATTAGACACGCAGAAAGAGGAACGCATCCCCCTCCTGCGTGACGAAAACATAAAGGGCTAAATACCTGTGGAGCCGAAGCCCGACTCACCTCTATCGGTGTCGGACAGATTTTCAACGCTATTGAAGTCGGCTTGGAACAGACCGCCATTGCCGATGAATACCATCTGTGCAACTCGGTCACCTCTGTTCACAGCGAACGCTCTGTTGGACTGGTTAGATAGGATCACCCCAACCTCTCCTCGATAGTCGCTGTCGATGATGCCCGTGATAGCCACGATGCCCTCCTTGAGGGACAGACCTGATCTTGGCGCCATCTGAGCGTATGAGTCTTCGGGCATCTCAACTCGGATGCCAGTTGGGATGAGCTTTCTCTCCCAAGGGCGCAAGATGATCTCGTGAGCATTAGCAGCGTAGATGTCGCAACCAGCGCTCTTCTCGGTCTTGTATACTGGCAGTCTGCCGTAGCCAGACAAGACAATATTCACTTGTCTTTTGTTCATAATGTATTTGAGTTATGTGTCTATTACTAAGAACTCTGGCTAATCTAAGAAGGTGTACTTGAAACCAGTGGTTATCAAGTTAGCTCCCAACTTAGCAAGCCAGAAGGAAGAGCTGATATCATCGTGCTCCCCTACGCTTGCCAGCCCCTTGTCGGTGAATGCAACGCTTGAGAGGTCTGAAAATATCAAGTCCTTCACGTTGCGGCTATGCTCATCGCCAATAGGGATGTGTATCTTGCCACGCTCAAAGTCGATAGCAAGCCCTGGCCATCCGCTCTTCAGGTCGAACTTATCTATACCTGTGGTGTGACCGACTACTGGCAGCCCCGCCTTGTCGCTCTCCTGCACGAAGATTTGCTGAAAGGCGTTCTGCTCTAAGATCATGCTGTCAGGGCGGAAGCGTAGATTGATGCCCTTCAAAATCTGCATCTGCTCGTTGAAGGTCTTGCCGCTCTCTCTGTAGAAATACATCAACCAGCGCTCGTTATCATCGTCAACTCCCCAAACAGTGAACACTGTATAGTCGCTACCTACGTTGGCTGATATTGCAAAGTCGCAACCTACTACCACACGTGGGAATTTGATAGGAAATGAGTCTCTGTCCTTCACCAACGTGTAGTCTTCCATCCTATACAGCGAGCGCTCAAGGATAGACAGCGGGAAGATTGACGCCTCATTAGTGACTGGCCTGCACAAGTTCTCTCTTGAGAAGATGATGTTGCCCTGCGTAGCTCTCTTGTCCATCAGGTCTCTGAACGACCATCTGTTGGGCCAAAGTATCTCGCCATTGGGGAAGATAGCTGGATATTCGACAACCATCCATCCGTTCTTGGTCTTCAAGTCGCCATAGAGGTCATTGGCGTGGAATGGCGTACCGACCACTACAATCTGACCCCTCGGTACAAGCATGTTCATGATTACCGAATGGAAGTAGTCAATGCTCTTCTGACGCTGTAGCTTTGAATATATGACATTATCCTTCAGTCCGTCATCGACAATGATCCAATAGGGGTGAGCACCACGAACTGAAGAGCCGAAGCCCTTACACGTCAATCTCGCTCCATTCTTGCACACGATGTTGGTACCGCTCCAAGCGCCCTCTCTGTTACTTGCAGGGAACAATCGGTCACGTAGTATGTCGTTGCCTTCAATCGTCCCCTTCAAAATCTCCATCAGGTCAACGCTCTGCTGGAGGGAGAACGAAAACAGATAACCTCTATTGCTATTGAACTTGTCAGGTCTTTNNCTCTTATCACGCCCCGTCACGTTAATGCAACAGTACTCGTTCTCGTGTGATGGCTTGATCTTAAATCTCTTCTTGGCTACCAAGTTCACGCCTGATACGTTGGGCAATGATAGGTCTATTTTATCAGAATAGTTTAGTATTGCCTCGGCTCGTTTGTCGAAATACAACACCAACTCTTCCTCTTGTCGCTGAACCTCTAACTGACACCCCATTAGGCTGAACAGATGATTCATGGTACAGAAGATGTCGATTGTCAGCCAGTCGGTGATACTAAGTGCTATTGAGTCTCTGCCACCTCTGCGTGCCCTACTGCCATGCCTTTCGTCTAAGATAGTAACTATATCACGCACTAACTTTCGTGCCGTCTCGGTGCTTAATTCGTGTGGCTGTAGTTTTAGGTACGAAGGCACGAAGCCGTCTGTGCAGATGCCGTTGGCCATCGTGTGCACGTCATAACCGCTGATATGCTTGCCGCTCCTGACGGGCTCAACTGAGATGAGGTGCACGCCCTTGATATAGCCCTTGTCGTCCGTGTCAAGATTGAGCAGGTCTAAGGTACTCATCTCAACTATCTCCTTGCTATCTAAGAGCACTGTATGCTCGTGATTGAGGTTGGCGTTGTACGCTCTGCCGTCCTCTGTGATGACGGAATACATAGACGCTTGCCCCCGCTCGTTGTAATTGACGACACGTGGGTTGCTATCCCATCCCATTAGGCTCTCCCCCTTGACAATGTCCTTGGCTAACTTGAAGGTGCCGTCATACATCATTACCATGTCGTTAATGCCTATGCACTTACCATGGTCACGGGCTGCTTCGATGCACAGCTTGTTATAACGCATCGTGAAGTCACCCCACTCTAAGTGGTGACGACTCATCTGAAAGTCGGGGAGGACGGACGTAATGAAGTACGTTATGTTATGCTCTCGCAGTATCTCCTCTAAAGATTGAGCAAGTCGCTCGGGGTATTTCGGTGTGAAGTCAACGTTGGTGTCTCCAGTGTACATTACTCTGTACGTGTCCTCCATCATCACCTCAAAGAGCTTGTCCAAGTCACCTCCTGATCCCTGCAGAAGCTCAGCCAACCCTCGGTCATCTAAGCTCTCAACTGTCTCCTCGATCAAGCGAAGGCACTCTAATCGGTGCACTGGCAGCTGCAATATAGCCTTGTCTAACATATACTACTTGTGGAATGAAAATTCAAACTTGATGCGTCTCTCAACCTCCTCATCGGAAACAGTCGATGACTTTGACCCGCCAGTGCTTCTCATCTTCTTGGTGAACCATCGGAAGAGGTCAGCCGTGGCTTCTACGTCATTCATTGCTCCGTGAGCGTCTGTGAGGTTGATCCCCGCTCGCTGGCAGCAGTCCGCCAACTTCAGCTTCTCATCACCATTGATCCCAAAGGTCATCTTGGAGAGTACTAAGGTATCAACGAAATTCTCATACAGATAGTCCCAAATGTCTACACCAAGGTAGCCGCAGGCAAGGTACAAGAAGCCGTGGTCAAAGGTCACGTTGTGCCCGACTGAGATGAGCCTGCCGAACTTTTGGTTTGACGTCTTATGACTACGCCAAAAGTCCTTCAACGACTTGACAAAATCTTCATACTTTGCGCCATTGTTGATATCGGACATACTGACCATCGTAGCGTTAAGGGATGCCTGCTCAATCTCAAGTCCTGCATACGGCTTGACGAACGTCTCAAAGCGGTCTATCTCCTTCAGCGTCTTCCCGTCAAGCACTACTGCAGCGTACTGCGTGATTGGGTTCTTCTCTGGATCAAGACCACCAGTTTCACAATCGTGAACAATGTAATTAGACTTTATCATATTGATACATCTTTTTAAGAAAAACGTTGGGAGACTACACAAGCAATCCCCCAACGCCTAACTAAAAGAAACAATGGCTATGCTTCCTCTTTGCCAACAACGGCATTTTCTTCGGCATCCTCTCCTTCTGTTTCGGCAGATGGAGCGTTATCCGTATTTTCTTCGGTCTCTGGACTTGCGTCAACGTCCCCTTCTGCGTCTTCGCTCTCCTCTTCCTCTACCTCGTCCGTGCGGACAAGGCCAAGGGTGGGAGCCCAGTCGTCAAAGTTCTCTCGGATGTTCTCTACAGTGGCTAAGCAACCATTTGCATAGCCCTCCTTCAAGCCCATCTTGTAGGCTTCCTTGCACGCCTCAGTTTTGGGTTGTTCGCCATTGAACTTCCACTCGATGTACTCCGACACCTCGGAGCTGACAAGCATCGGGCTTGCCTTTCGAATGGCCACCTCAACGTCTGAGGCACGCTTGGCGTCACCACGCTGAACATACTTGTACTTGCTGTAGTGGAGTGCGTTTAGCAGCTCGCTACACGTTTGCTTGCCAAGTATGCCTCGGATGATCCAACGCTTGATGCTGGTGAACATACCTTAGTCGAACTGCTTGACGGACTGAGAAGCCGTGAACGTCAGCGAGCGGTATGCCTTCGTCTTGATAGGCTTCTTGTTGAGGGGGTTGATTGCGTCACGGCTCTTAGCGACCTTCTGCTTGAAGGTGCCGAAGCCCGTGATCTGGATCTGCTCACCCTTCTCGATGACTGTTTCCTTGACTACCTTCTCAAGCGAAGCAACTACGGCTGAAGCCGTTTCCTGCGTTACACCTGCATCCTTGGCGAGTGCCTTTACTAATTCGAACTTGTTCATAATCTTTTACCTTGTTATTGTGTTATACATTTATGACGTCATAGCCGTTGTCTGACATGATATTCATAACTTTGTTATATGCAGCGTCACGTCTCTTCCAGTCGCTGTACCATATGGTCATATCCGCTCTCATATTTGAGTTGTACTCAAGTCCTCGATTGATGATGATACCATATCTCACTTCGGAGCGACCGCTGGTGAGTGTTTCACTCTCGTCAATCGTCTCTATCGTCTTGATAGAGCTGAGCTGGATGGCGATGTCCTTGCCTTCGAAGCGAAGCATTGTTGCTTTCTTCTTGCGCTCGGAAGCCTCATCTGCTTCCTTGTCCAGTACCGCTTCTTCGTACTCTGTTTCAGTCATAGTCATATCTCCTCTAATGTTGAGAAGCCTCCATCGCCAGGTCTTACAACCCTCTCCATTGAGTCGATCAGCTTGTATTTGTACCTTTTGATGACCTTGTAGCCCCTTTCGTTTCTAATAACTTTGGTGCGAATGATATAAGTATCGTCAATGAACTTAGACGAACTCCCAATGCTCCGCATAGTCGCCACTACGTATATCGTGGAGAAGATTGAAGCAAGAAGCAGTATTGCTATAAGAGCAATATCATACTTTCGCTTCGTAGATGTCTCTTTTGATCCCATTGATTATCTTTTGTTTGTCGTAGTTAGATTGCGCCCACGTCAAGGCTATCAGGAAGAATGATAACACCTCTGAATCAGTGCAGCTCCTTAGCACCTTTCCCTTGAATTCTAAGGTCTCCTGATCGCCCATTGCTATGGCGAACTTATCCGCCTCATCGCTATTGTATGGCGTGTAGGCAAGTCGTGTGAGTACGCCATCGCTCGTAAACCCATCAACCGCTACTACAGCGCCATTGCTGATTACAACCAGCTCCGTAGCCTTACTCATTACCGCAAGAGTTTGTTAGCTCGTTGCGAGCCAAGAGGAACACCCCAAGCAAGATACCTCCTGCAAACAAGGGCGTGAAAAAGTTAGCGAAGGCGTGACCGCTATTGACGGAGAACTCCCAATAACACCCCTGAAGGATGGCGGTGACTACGTAGATGATTACTGCTATAAGAGTAGATGTGCGTACCATTTTACTTGCTGTTTAATACGTTCTTGATCCAGTTGAACAAGCCCTTCTTGGGCATGCTTATAGTTAGTTCGGGGTATTGAATACCATCCTGACCGACTGTGTCCCATCCCATGATGACGGAGAAGCCAAGTGATTTGAGGTGTCGCTGAACCTCGTGGGCTACCGCCTTTGAGTCAATGTCCTCGCCATCTTTAGGCTTGATTACCTCGGTGGTTACGTTCGTGCGCCCCTCAAGCAGGGCTTCGCTGATCAGTTGTACAGCATTCTTTACCTCTGCGCTGATGCGCTGTCTCGTCTCGATGTTCATTTCAGTTCTTGATCTTCGTCCCAGCATACCAAGACATCACCTACAATAACTATATCTCTACCCATGAACCCAAGTTCTCTTACAAGCTCAGTCGCTTGCATATTGACAGCGGGCAGGACATCCTTCATTAGAGCTTCTTCGTCTACGACCACTGACCCATTGCCTCTTTCGTGCTCCCAGATAGGGATGATCTCTATCGTATCACAGCCGACCAAGCTCTTGAGCTCTTCTAAGGTGAAGCCCTCTTCTCGATTAGCGGGGCGGACAATCTTGCTCGTCCCGTCAGTTCTTAGTACCTTTGCCATTTTGTTTATTTGTTACTCTTTGTTAGATATAACTTTGGCGACTTTACTATTTCTCCAGATTTATAAGGGATGCCTGCCGCTCGGTCAATGAGCTCCATACTGAAGCGAACTCGGGCATAGCAACCCCGAACATCTTTTCAAGTTTGTTCATCACCATCGCTAAATGCACTTCAGAAAAAGTAGCATCTACGCAAAGATGCAAGTAAGCGTCATGCCCCTCGAACTCTAAGAACTTATCATTGAAGGGCGTGAATAGAGCGCTCCAAAGCTCCTTAATATCCCCGCTTATGACGAACTTGCCGTCAGTTAGGTAGATAGGCTTCTCACTCTTGGTCAGGCTTAGCTTCGTTACCTCGGTATTGATCACCCTCGCTGTCTTGTTCTTGAGTACGTTGTACTCCTTCTGGACTGCGATGCTTAGGGCTTCTTCGGGACTGTTAGCCTTGACGAACTCTATATTGATCCCTTCGGGGAGGAATTGGCGCTTGATGATATACGTTTCCATTTTGTCTCGTTTCGTTTAAGCTCCCCGCCTCACTTGTCGGGGCGGGGCGCTTACTGTTTGTAGATGATGTTACTTGAGGATGTCGCTGATACGCTTCACCTCTTCGTGCTGTTCTTGGGTGAAGTCATCTTCGTAGTAGTTAGCAACGTATGCTACGTGCTCATTGAACCACTCTATGCCTATTCCCTTCCACTCCTCGACAGTTGTCGATGCGAGCAAATTCTTAGCATCGCCTATCATATAGGCGTCACGCATCTTGTCAGCATACTTTTGATCATATAGACGCTTCCCATCGATATAGGTCTTGATGAACTCGTCTCCACAGTCGCTGTCGCCTTCAAACTGCCAGCTGATCTCTACCAGATGCCCGTCCTTGCTTTCGATTTCGATGCTCCAGTACTCATTTCCTGGCTCCTTCTGGACATAGCTCGCCAAGAGCTTCTCAGCAAGGCGCTTTGCATCTTCAAGCGTTTCTGCACCTTCTGGTGAGCGGTAGGCTGCAAGTGCTCTTCTGTCGTTCTTCTTTGAGTAAAATTCTACTCCGTTGATCGTCTTGTTCATTTTGTCTCTTTTGTTTTTGTTAGAGGTATGAGCGTTTCCCTTACCTTTCTGATACAAAGGTAGTACGAATTTTTCGAACGGCAAAATTTTTCTCAAACTTTTTCTGGAGAAAGTGGACGCCAGCCTTTGTAGAGTGTTTATTTATGTGGACTTTGAAGAGAGAAAAAATTTTTGGCGGGGAGGGCTGCGATAGTCACTTTCTCCTTAGTTTTCCTGCGACAGACATCGAAAAATCGGCTGGCTTTTGCCCCGAAGACAGTACTTCAAGCGCTTCTTCCTCGGTGCACTCGTCAATATCCTTCTTCGTTGTATACGTTATAAGTACGTCAAAGTACTTGGCTAACTCCATCCCATAGCGCTTCATTTCCTTTATAGCGTCAAAGTCGTAGAGCAGCAAGACGCTTCGCACGCCCTTCTTCATTAGCTTCTTGATCTGGGCATCGCTAATCTTCTTGCCGAAGGTGGCTACGCACTTCACGCTGTCGCTATTCTTCAGGTCAAGTACCCTATCCACAGCGAACTTGTCGAAGCACCCCTCAACCAATATTATACACTCTGCCCCATCGGGTATCTCATCATAGCCGTAGAGCAATTCGCCAAACGGCACTCCTACGCTATTAGAGTATCTCAATCTCCCCTTCGGCACGTGCTTCGCTCCGTATCTGCCGACATAGCCACGTATCTCGCCATTGTCCCTAACTGGGATGATAACATAGCCGTCAATCTTCCAGTCATCGCTCTTCACTACGCCTATCCCATAGCGCTTGATATCTTCGCTCGTCAGACCACGGCTATTTAGATACCTATTCTTAGGCACGATGCGGAAGCCCTTGGGAAGTGCTATAATGGGCAGTTCTGCCAACTCTAATTCACTCGCTGGGCTACTCTCCGACATAAGTGTTTTCAGGCTCTTTAGCTCGTCTCTCTGCTCTACTGTTTCGCCCTGAAGAAGATAGAGCTTGTTGAAGTGCCTAAGCAGCTTGTATATATTGCCGCTCTCTCCGCACTTCTTGCAGTCGAACGCCTGCTTGGACTTAGACACATAAAAGTGCCTTTCTTTACCACAAAAAGGGCAGTCACAAATGTACTGCCCCGTTCTGTTTAGCTTGTAATTCGTGAGCAGGTCACGAAGGTCTGAATCACTAATCTTCATTGTTTATGTCATCCCAGTCAATCGACAACGTGCGCTTCCTATCATAGAAGCGTGAGCGACTGAAGTTGTTGCATATATAAATCGGCTCGCCATTGCGGTAGTCTCTCAGCTTGTCCGTGTGAAGTCGCATTATCTCGTTCTTTGCTTCCTCTCTGGTCTGGTTGATCGTGATGAAGATATCAAATGGTCTGATCTTCCCCTTGTCCTCGGACAGCTGAGCTCTCGTTATAACAAACTCTGGATCTTGCTTCAGCTCATCAGGTACGGATGAACTCTGGGTAGCCGTATGCACCACTGCATTGAACTCCATAGCGAGCATCTTCATCCCCTTGGCTAATTTAGCTTGGCGGA